TTCTCTTCTTCTAACTAAACCTTTAAGTGTTTTACCACCAGCTTTAGTCCATTTCATAAATTCTGCTTCAATTGTTGGGTCATTTGGGTTAGTATTAACTTTTTTAAGTAAAGTACTAGATTTTAAATTAGATGGACCTAAATTATAACAGAATGAAACTAAAGCATCAAATTGATTTTGATTAACCGTATCAACACAATATGAATCAACATATTGTTCAAACTTAACTAACATACTTTTTAGTAACTTAACACCTTCTACTTCCGTAATAGATGCGTCTTTCATGGTAACTTTTTTACCGTCAGGGTAAAAAGTTATACCATATCCGATTGTTGGTATTTTTGCTGGACATAGGTATGGTTTTGAACTAAAACCTTCGAATGATTTAATTAAATCAATACCTTCATCACTTGTCTTTGTAATTTTCATTTTAAACGTTTAATGATAAATATAAATGAAAATTAAAAAGGGAACCTATTGGCTCCCTTTTTTTATTTTGTTGCATCTGTTATGTGATGAACTAAAACCTTAAAATTTTGGTTATTAGCCCACGATTGAAATATTGGTAAGTGGTCGTCCCTATCTTCCCAGATTTCAATTTCTTGTAAACCTGGATTGTTACTAACTAGTTTATTTAAAACTTCAACTTTAAAATCAGCGGTATCTAAATTGCCAGTTTTATAAATGTAATCATCAAATTTTAACCCTTTACTATTTAGTATGTCTGTAACCAAATTACCGACACCAGAATGTCTACCAGTTAATAGTATTACCATAGTATCTGACCTACTTGATTGCTCTCTATAGGCTTGTAAGGTTTTTAAAATTGGGTTGTTTTCAAATATATTTTTAGATATACCTTTACCATAAACATCTGATGATAATTTATCTTTATTTTTTTCAAAATAGATTCTACTATCCAAACTCTCAGGTCTACCCCACCAACCTTTAAATGGCCATTCAAACTCAAATTCATCTTCCCACAATGGTTTACCACTTTCTGGAGTATCAGTATCAAGTAATGTACCGTCTAGGTCAAAAATCGATATCTTAATTATTTCTTTATTTATATTTCCAAATATATCCATATGCATGTTTTGTTTTGTTTCTTAAATTAGCGCTAATATTTTTTCTACATAAACCAATCTCTTGGTCCACATCTTTAGCGCTTTTCCATTCTTTTATTAACTCACCAACCATATTGAACTGTAATATTGGTTTTTTAATACTTTCAGAATTATTTTTAATCCATTCTTCAGATTTATTTATTTTCCTACCTTTAAGTTTATCAATGGCATTTTGGTGGGCTGCTGTTTTACCAGTTTTTTTTCGATTTTCAGAAATTTTTTTCTTTGTTTCATCAGTATGTTTTTTACCAAGAATACCTTCACCACCTAACGTTAAATTCATACCATATTTATTTTTACCATTAAATGAATTATAATAACCAATATAGTAAATTTCTAATTTATTTAATTCTTCATTTATTAAATCACCCACATAAATAATATCAAATGTGTGTGCACTAAATCCATATTTTTTTAATGAACGACATAATAAAACCTGTTTTTTACAATCTAAACATTTGTACTTGTTTATTCTATTTTTTAAATTAATAGTTTTACCAATATAAAGATAACCACTAGGTGATTCAATTTTATATATATACCCTTTATTTCCCATAATATTGTTTTATTAATAAATATCACAATATTTCTCAAAATCAAAAAATTACGTACCGTCAAAATCGAATATAGCTATTCTTTTTATGTTATCATCAACAATACCTTCTCTTAATATCATTCTAATTTTATCTTTCATACTGCAAATATACTAATTATTTTTTTAATTAGCAAATGGGTAATTCTTTTTTGAACCATTAGCCATTGAATAAACTATTTTTTCAACAACAACTTCAATTGGTTCAATGTCTTTAAATTTATTAACATATTCATCAATCTTATCTGGTTTGATATAAGCGATAGTTGCATGTGGGTGATAATCTGGATATGAAGTTGTATGTGGGAATTCTGTAAATTTTTTATTTTCCTTATGCAAGTCATTACTTTCAACATCAAATTTTAATACACCAAATTCTGGATTATTAAATGAAGAAACTTTTTGCATCTTCAATTCAGGTCTTTTAAGTTTGTTTATAACTTCCTCAATATCTTCTAATGGAATATCATCATGTAGCCCATAAAGAACTGTTACGTGTGGTTCAGTTTCAAAACCATAACCTCTGTCATCATCTTTACCTAAATACAAATCATCTTTATCAATCATTGATTCCAGATTACTCCAATCTTTTTTATTAACGTCTAAGTAAACCATAACGCAACCATATTCAAATTTATCGTTATGTTTACCTTCGTTTATTTTTTTTCTAAATAATGTCCTAATTAAATCTTTCATACCAATAATAATATTATTAATGAACCTATAATTACACCCCAAAGAAAACTGTTAAAAGCTATTCTTGGTATTATATTTTCATTTGTTATTAAAGCCCCAGATATACGTTTAGTAGCACTAGGTATTAATTCTTTTGTTATAGCACCGTGAGCATTTATGGTTTGTCTAAGACCCCCCTTTATTCTATTATGCTCAAATGACCTACGTTTGTTTAGTTTTTTAATTTTATTTAAATTTGATTCCTCATACTTCTTAAATAAGTTAACAATATTTTTAGCACTTAATTCACCTTTATTACAAAGTTCTTGGATTTCAGTTTCTAGTTTGTCGTATTTATTTCTCATTACAAAGTTGTATATTCACCATTTATAAAATTTATATGCTGCACCTTTCCATCAGAATGTATAATCACATGTGATTGTAACCAAGTGCTGGCCCCTTGATTGTAACCAACTCTTAATTTAGTTGAAGTACCAACTGCGATTGCACCATCTTTACGACCTGGTGAATGGTAATGCCCTACTATTATTTTAGTATTTAGTTTTCTATATTGTAATAAAGAACCCCTAGAACCATTACTACCAATATCACCATGCTGGCCGCACTCCCAATCTTTAATCTTATATGATGCACTTCTACCTAATGTGATAAACTTAGGGAATCTATCATTAATCAGCTCTGGAATAACACCTTTAACATCTTCAAACCCATTTGCATATTGTCTAAGTAACCTAGCACTTAAATCCATATATAGTGGTGCATTCTTAAATGTAGGTTGTTTCTTCCAATCTTCATTCTTTAACCATCGGTCAACAAAATCATCGTGATTACTTCTTACGATAACAACATTATCAAATTTAGCAAAACGATTTAATTGCTCCAACATAACATCAATTTCATTACCTAAATCATTAGTTCCTTGGACTTCTTTACCATATTGAACAAATGGGTCTTTCATTTGGTGGTGACTAATTGAATCTCCATCAAAAACATCATGTAAAATAACGTGTTTAGGTTTTAATTCATCCATTAATTCAAATGTTTTATCCAAAACATCATCATCATGGTGACCAATATGTAAATCACCTAATACAATACCCTCAATCTGATTGATTTTAGATACAACACCCTTACTCACATTGTAATATAAGTCAGTAAAATTACCATTCTTATCGTTAGCAGTTACTTGTCTAGCAAAGAATACTTCATCATCTTTAATTTCAACAATTACGAAACCAAATGTATGGTGGAACTCACCAACCTTACCTGATTTTGAATCGGTATAGTTTTGCATAGTAATAGCACCAGTGGTTAACATCATTTTAGGTCGATTTCCTTCCAATACGGGAATCATTTCCATCTGTACCTTAGGTGAACCTACAACACAAGAATTAACGCCGCTAATGCTATGTAATCCAGTCAATGGGTTAACTGCCGTTGGGTGTACTTTAATATCAGATAATACTGAAACACATTTATTTAAGTTATGTCTATTTAATGTTAAATATTTAACTATATCATTATCCCACCATTCATTATCTTTTTGTTCATTAGTAAAAACACTTGTTGGGTTTTTATACCTAAACGGTATTACTAATATCTCAGCGTTAATATAATCAGCATACGCCTCAATGTTTTTAATAAAATTTTTATTAACTGGTGTACCAGATTGAGCTGATGTAATGATGAATCTTTTTTTAGATTTATCATGTTTTCTTTCTTTGGCTTTTACATATTTTTCTGGCTCAATATCAACCTTTTCTTTGAAGTTTAGTTTTTCTGAACACCATTTTCTAACTGTTCTTTCTGATTTCCCGAAGAATTC